GTTTTAGGAGCCTTTGAGAATAAAATAAAAAAAATGGGAGGCTCTTTCAAAAAACTTGAAAAAGCCGTCGTTTCTTTTGGTTTAAGTGCCGCTTCTGATGCCTTTAATTTTCTCGGGAAAGCCGCTACTGACGTTGTTAGTGACTCCATGAAATTAGAAGATGCCATGAACGGCATCAAGCGAACCGCAAACCTGACGACGGATGAAGTCGCAAGCCTTACGGAACAGGTCAGAGATTACTCTGTCAACGTTTTGAAAGGATTCGGAACTTCTGAACAATTAGCGGAAGCCCTTGAGATAGCCGGACAACAGGGAGTTTTGACCGGCAAATCTTTTGAGGAAGGCAGCAAGGATGCGCTTGCCTTTGCGGGAACGATGGTCAAGGCTGCGGTGGCTTTGGATGGTCTTAATTTACAGAGCGCATCAGAACGTCTCGGCTTGTTTCATGGTACATTTACAGACACGATCCCAACAATAGAAAATGCTGCATCTGTCCTGAATCACTTCGGAAACACGACAAAACGCGGGGCTGATTTTATCCTTAATCTCTCTGGTCGGTTGGCTGAAAGTGCAAACTTCGTCGGATTGTCTGAACAGGCCACACTTGCCCTGGCCGCTACTCTGGGAGAAATGAATCAGGTCGCCTCAAAATCAGGCTCGGCGATGAGTCGAGTCATGAGAGTCATGAGGAACGATTCAGAAAGTTTCGGCGAATCGTTTCAACTGAATGGCAAGCTGTTTTCAAATCTTGTCAAGAATGATATGGAACAGGCTCTGGTTGTTTTTTCAAAACAATTAGGTAAATTAGGGCAGAGTCAAGAAGGCGTTGACGTTATATTGCAGGGGATGAAGGACTTGAGGCTGACAGGGGATGGTGTGTCAACAGTTCTATTGGGATTAGGGAAACGCTCCGTAAAGTTGACGGAAAACCTTAAACAATCCAAAGAGCAATGGGGACTCAACACCTCTCTAATGAATGAGTTTATCGGCTCATCTGACCGCGTCTCTTCCTTGTGGGCTGCATTCAAGGAGATCATGTCAAACACGTTCGGAGTCATTGGTGACATGTTGCTGCCTGTCATGAGGGAAGTCTTGAAGGAAATCAATGCAGGTGCAGCGGCATTCCGTGAATGGCTAACCGAATCAACATTTTTAACTGAAGAACTCCCGGCAACCTTCCAGGCGTTGAAAAAGGAGTTGACCGAAACGGTTCAAAAGCTTATCGAAGGGGCAAAGAATCTTGACTGGTCTGAAGCTCTAAACTCATTACAAGAATCATGGCAAAGCTTCAAGGAAACCATTTCAGCAACATGGGAGATACTAAAAAGCCCTGAAACAATAGAAGTTCTAAAGAGCATTCCTGGATATATCACACAGGTTATTGATGGATTCAAAAAAATGAAAGAATGGGTTGATTTAGCCGTTGAAGGATGGGGTTTTATCATCCAGGGCTGGAAAAATTTAGGACAAGCAATAAAAGAAATATTTTCTGATTCTTCTCCGCTAATTTTAATCTGGGACGTCATGAAAGAAAGAGCCTTATTCGTTTTTAAGTGGATAGGTGACCAACTCCGCAAAGAAATAGAAGAATGGAAAGCAGAATTTAAAGCAGTGAAAGACTTTATTTCTGATTTGATTATTTTTGGCGATGAAAATAAATCCCCGGAATTTGTATTTAATACAACCGAGGCTCTGCTAAATTTAAGAGAATTGAATGAAAATTTCGGGATATTGCAAGGCACAAATACGGCGTTGATAGCAGAATATAAAGAAGTTGAGGCAGGCATGGAGGCGGCCATAAAATCAGGAATCGAGCCAAGTCAAGAACTACAAAATAGCCTTGCCGGAATAACTGATAAAATGCGCATGGTTCAAGATGTCGGTTGGGAAAATTCGGTTTTTCCAGAATTTCAGAATCAACTCCGCTTGACGCAAGGGGATACAAACCAATTAACACAGGCCATAGGGCAACAGATCCCACAACTGACACAACTCGGAAACACAGCCGTCAAAACTTTTGCTGATATGGCGACGGCTCAGAAAAAAGCCTCTTCCGGGTTTCTTTCAAGTTTCGATCCCAAAACGCTTTCTCCTGAAAATTTGCAGTGGATGATTGACTCCCCTTTTAGAGCGGTTGGCGGTCAATTCCACAATGGCGGGGTGGTCAAAAAATTTCATGGTGGCGGTGAAGTTCCGGCGGTTCTTCAGTCAGGGGAATATGTCCTATCTCGTAAAGATGTCGGCAATATAAGAGGAGGAAACTCTACCCCTGCGATCAATAAGGTCAAGAAATTTCATGATGGCGGAGGGGTTCAAGGGGAAGGTCAGGTTGTGAATAATTTTAATTTCCCGAACGCCAAAGTCGTTGACAAACAGGCTCTTGACGGGTTTGTCCGAGAAATAACCAGAGTTCAAAAACAGCAGCAAAAATTGAGGGCATAATGTACGGAGCAAGTCGATTTCTGACAAATAATCTCATTACATCATCATCCATGATTACGATGTCAACCATGTCTCCCGGTTGGGTGTCCGGCACTCGTAAAGTCGGAACAGGCAGCGCGTTGGTATCCGTTACCGGTCAATTTACCGGCACGGTCAACACGTTGTTTTTTTGGCAGATTGACGACGTATCGGCAGGCAATGAGATAGCACAGGCGACAGCCCGATGGAAGACAGACCAGACCGCATCAGGTTGGGAGGCCACAGGAGTAGCGACAAGCACAATAGATGCCCTTTTGGAGGATGCCGTGTATATTAAGAGCATCGCCGGAACCGGGAACGATTTCGAGGATGGCGACTATTGGGAATTCCGCGCAATAGCCCAATACGCCCCCGGAAAAGTGCTCGACCTGAAACGCAACACGTACGCGAAGTCGAACGCGGTCACAACCCTAAATTTCGTAGTGAACCTCGGCTCGGCTAAACTTGTGACGGCGGCCCTCCTGTATGACCACAACCTGACAGATTCTGCTACTGTCACGTTGGAAGGTAATGCTTCGGACTCCTGGGGTGCGCCGTCATACTCACAAGCCCTTACTGTGGCAGAGTTGACACCCATCATAGAGTATCTGAGCGAGACATATCAATATTTTCGGGTTGTGATTTCTGACAGTACCAATACGGACGGATTTATCCGGGTTGGCGGCTTGTACTTAGGCACGTATACAGAGCTTGACAGCTTCAATGGTGATTGGGGGTCAACTGAAGATTTCTCCGAAATCGGGACAGAGCAGCGCAACGCCGCCGGGGTTGTAGCAGCCTCTATGTATGCCGAACAGCGCACGGTTACGCTCCCTTTAGGGTTGCTATCAAATACTGATTATGACTCACTCAAGGCCATCATGCAGGCTGTCCGTATCCCCTCGACGCGTGAATCATTACCGTTCTACTTTCATCTTTTTTATGATGTCGCGGGTTCTTTGCGCCTGGGGCGGTTTCAAGGGGCCTTGCCGCGCAGCTTTTCCTTTCCCCTCTATAACACGTCATCCCTCAACATAGAGGAGGTTGTCAAGGTGGATTTCTCATGATACAAGTCAGCGGTTCATTTCTACAGGCCATAGACGCCGGAGAGCAGCCAATAGTAATTGCGATCCTCTCTTCAGACATGGGGCGGCGTATCTTCGCAAAGATACACCCACAGGGAACCTGGACAGGTTCAGGCGGTGGACTTATCCTTTATGATGGCCAAGTTTCCGTTGGTGAAAATGTTGTCTTTGGTTCTGAAAACGTCATGATTGAGGCGGACGCGAGGGTGTTGTCATTCGGTTCAATACGCGAAACCTTAACCCCTGAAGGCAATGAACTCCTTTCATCCTTGAGCGAAACGGAAAAGGCCGGGGTCAGTATCTCTCTCAATAATGCAGATGGTTATTTCTCGGATATTTTAGGCTCAGAAATATCCCTCACAAAGGCTCTTGAATACCGGATCGGCTACCCGTCTTTAGCTGCCGCCGATTTCATACAGGTCTTTTCGGGAGAGATCCCCGCCGAACAACTCAACACGCAAACCGCATCTTTCCCGGCAAGGGCTGGAAACACGAAACAACTTGAAGACACATTCTTCCTGGGATGGTCAAGTCGTTATGCGAACCCCGAAAGTCAAGACGAAATCCTGCCTGTTGTCTATGGCGATTTGACAATCAACGCCACCGGGGGCGTGCTGAAGGCAGTCTGTATTGATACCGTCAACTTTTACTACCTGATTGCTGACCATGCCATCCTGAGCGAGGCCAACGGGAACGTGATCACTGTATATGAGGACGGTGTGGTCATCTCGGCGGGCTTTACTATTACCACAAGCGGAGCCGATGAGAACGGCAAAACCATAGCATACTTAGACTTTGCATCGCTACCGAGTGGAGATATTACCGTCTCTCTTATGGGGATTGACGACGGAAGCGGGAACCTGCTTGAAAATCCTATTGACATCCTTGAAGACCTCTTGACCCTGATGAGTGTAACTGACCCGCAAAACTCACAAGCTTTTCTTGAGACGAAAGCCCTGGCAACCGCCAACAGCTACACAGCCGCAAGTATCATCTTACAAGAGCAGCCCAAAGAATTCTGGGTAAAAAGCATCCTCTCTTCTTTCTTAGGCGATTTCTGGCATAATGGAGATAATGAACTTGTCATCTCATTGGATACACTCGGAACGACATCATATAATATCAGGGCCGCCCTTAATGAGAACGATTTTGACCTTGAAAACATGACCCCGGAACGACTGCGGGAAAACATCTGTAACCAAGCTGTCATGCAATACGCTCCTTACTTTGTGGATTTCGACAGACGTTTTTCAGCCGGGGTTTCTTCCTCCTTCGGGGCGGTGGAGGATGGCGACAGCACAAAGGATGCCCTGAGTCAAGTCAGATTCGGAGTACAGGATCACACCTTCCAGCCGCCCTGGATACGCGCTGATAATGTCGCAAGTACCTTGCAAAGCAAGATTGTAGCAGCTTTCAAAGATTCAAAATGGGTGCTCGACGTCACAGAACAGAATTTCAGACATTGCTATATTGAAAAAGGCGATTACGTGGTCGCAAGCTGTCATTTATTACGCAATAACAGCGGGGGACTGCTGAAGAATCACATCTGGCGCGTTTTAGAAGTCGAGAGAGACTTTGATAATTATACGATAAGTTTCAAGCTTTTGGACACAGAAGCGTATTACCCAGAGGACTTTTATATTTACGATGGAACTCTTACGGTTGGGGACTATGACGGGCGCGAAGCCGGAACCATACAACTACAGGATTGAGGTGTAAACATGGCAGAACCAACAGGCTGGATAAGCTACGGAAGCAACAAAGACCCCCTCGCGGGCGTGGGCGACCCCTACGGAAGAACAGACACCGCAAACCAATATTTGCGCGATCTCTATACCAATTTCAGGGTAGGACATGAGAGCAGCGGGCAACACAGCAGCGGCATCAACGCCACCGCCTTTCAAGTAGTGGAATTCGGTACGTACACAGGCACAGGCGCAGCCCTCACAAAGAGCCTCACAAACACCTCTATGGATATACAACGTCTCGAAATCCTCGGAGCCGGGGCGCGTTGGCCTGTCGTCACGACACGCGAGTCAAAAGCCTTCGCCGTCTCGTATGCCTCCTCACAAACAGCCATTTTTTCTTTAGCCGTTTATGATGGCAACCTCTATGCCGGCTCAGGGAATAACGGCAAAATTTATGTCTTTGACGGCTCTTCCTGGTCAGAAGCACACGATGACACTGAGAACGTAATTTATTGTTTAGCCGTATATGATGGCGATTTGTACGCAGGCACAAGTTCAGGCGGAAAAGTGCTTGTCTATGATGGCGCAACATGGTCAGACTCCTATGATTCCACACAATCCACAATTTACGCTTTAGCCGTCTATGACGGAAACCTATATGCCGGGTCAGGTACAAACGGGAAGATTTTTGTTTATAACGGCTCAACATGGACGGAATCACACGATGATACTGACTCTGCCATTTTCTCTTTAGCCGTTTATGACGGAAATCTCTATGCAGGTACAGACACGAACGGGAGGGTTCTTGTTTATGATGGTGCGACATGGTCAGAAAATTATGACTCATCTGAAACTTTAATTTATTCCCTTGCTACCTATGACGGAAATCTGTATGCCGGAACAGGTTCAAATGGTAAAATACTTGTTTATGATGGTGCGGCATGGTCTGAAAGTTATGACTCGTCAGAAATTAGTATCAGCGCACTGGCTGAATATGATGGCAAGCTTTATGCAGGCGGGGGTTCTGGGATACTCTATGTCTATGATGGTTCTTCCTGGGAATCCCTTGACACTGTGCTGTCAACAGTGACTCTGTATTCTTTAGCCGTCTATGATGGACGGCTTTATATCGGCGATAACAAGGTAGGAGCAAACGGTCAAGTGCTTGACTATGGGGTTGACAGCAAGAAAGTAGGCACGGCAGCCTTTGATGCTGATTGCATCACGGACATCATGACCACAGGAGAGTTCACTGTCGGGACGGACGCGGACGTCAACACGGCAGCGGAAGTATATCACTACGCAGCATACGGAACGGAGTAAAAAATATGAGCGACCCAACATTTATGATCCGGACAGATCCGGTTATCGGAGAAGAAGACCCTTTCCTGTCGAACACCTGGGATAAAGCCAATATGGAAATGGAAACCCGTCTTGAAATCGAACACGACAGCGACGGGCAACATACTGCCTTTGGCGCTGTGATGGGTGTGGAGCAGGGAACCTACACCGGAACCGGGGCGGAATTGATTGTCAGCTTGACGGATAGCGATTTGTATGTCAAATTCATAGAAATTTATACCGAAAACGCCGCCCTGCCTACGATGGCGAGCGATACAATGGCAAGCACGGAAGCTAAACAGATCACAAATACCGCCTTCACAAGTACCGATATCAAGAGCATGAGTCAAGGGCAATTCACCGTCATTTCATCGGCAGAGGCCAACGCCGTTGGTGAGACATATTACTACACTGCCTGGGGTTGGTTCAAGACTCTTGCAGGCGTGGCCGGAACCGGCACGTATGCCGAAGCAGAGCTTGACTTTATCCAGCACGGCGAAACAGTAGAATGTTTGACGCAACCGACCGACTTGACCGCCGACCCACCAACGCGCCCCGGCTATCAATTCTTACAAAAATTTAATGCCGGACACGCGAACGATGCAACCGCTATGCACAAGCTAAAAGCCTTCTCAGGTTCTGGGATAGTAGGAATTGAAACGCTGACATACACCGGTGACGGGGCAGGAGGAACGCAAGACATCGCCTTAACACACATAACCGACATCAACAAAATTCTCATCTTCTCGGATACGGCTGAATACCCTGTTATCAAGACAGGTTCTATGTCTGCGAATGACTTTAAATTCCTGTATAATGGCGCGGTTGATACGAATGGTTATTTGCTCTTTGGGCAACGCGAAATTACTGTTGAGGATACCCTGAATACCGTTTCTCAGGTATATCATGTTATCGTATGGGGCACCGAAGAAGTTGACTGGTCAGAAAGTTATGATTCCTCAGGAGCGTATATAAAGTCTTTGGCGGTGTACGACGGAAACCTCTATGCAGGCTCTGGTACCAATGGAAAAGTGTTTGTTTTTGATGGCTCAACATGGTCGGAAAGTTATGATTCCTCAGAAACGTATATAACGTCTTTGGCGGTGTACGACGGGAACCTCTATGCAGGCGCCTATCCCGGTGGAAAAGTGTTTGTTTTTGATGGCTCAACATGGTCAGAAAGTTATGATTCGTCAGAAACGGATATAACGTCTTTGGCGGTGTACGACGGAAACCTCTATGCAGGCTCTGGTACCAATGGAAAAGTGCTTGTTTTTGATGGCTCAACATGGTCAGAAAGTTATGATTCGTCAGAAGCGTGGATAATGTCTTTGGCGGTGTACGACGGGAACCTCTATGCAGGCACTAATCCCGGTGGAAAAGTGTTTGTTTTTGATGGCTCAACATGGTCGGAAAGTTATGATTCGTCAGAAGCGGATATAAGATGTTTGGCGGTGTACGATGGGAGCCTCTATGCAGGCACCTATCCCGGTGGAAAAGTGCTTGTTTTTGATGGCTCAACATGGTCAGAAAGTTATGATTCGTCAGAAACGGATATAACGTCTTTGGCGGTGTACGACGGGAACCTCTATGCAGGCACTGCTACCAATGGAAAAGTGTTTGTTTTTGATGGCTCAACATGGTCAGAAAGTTATGATTCGTCAGAAGCGTGGATAATGTCTTTGGCGGTGTACGACGGGAACCTCTATGCAGGCACTGCTACCAATGGAAAAGTGTTTGTAACTATTTAACAACGTATTTTAAGTCAATTAAAATAAGGATAGTAATTATGATTCAAAAAATGACACAAGAACAGACACGCAAGCTGACCGGGGTGGATATTGTCGAAATTATCACAGAGACTATCACGGAGAGCGCAAAGGATTTCATGAGCATGGAAGACAGACGTCCCATGGTTCACATGGTCGCCTCTCTCGCTTTCGATTTGTTTAAGACGGTCAGAGATGGGATTGACTTTGAGAGCGATAACCCAACATCAGGACGCGGGCGGAATATGAAACGCGGCCGGCTGCTGGTTCAGTGTCTGCGAAAATTGGATAAATCGGAGCCGGAGCCGGAGACAGAAGAAATTGAAGAGATCGACGCGGAGGAAGTTGAATAATTGGAAGAATTCGAACTAGTTCACAGACTATTGGACAGCAGCGCAGGCGGTTTTATCGGAGATATATTTTCTTTTGTAGCGATAGCATTTATCATTAAAAAGTATCTGTTCAATGGCTTTGCCGGGTTTCTCAAGGATTCGATCTTAAGCTATTTAGATCACGAGGCGGAACAGTTACGCATTCAGACCGCAACCGGGATAAACCTGACGACTATAGCGCATAATCTGGAGAGTATTAACGAAAGACTGGTCACAGATCGGCATCATTATGATGATTTCATGTCAGGGTTTCGGGTATCCCTGGAGGAGCAGGATGGGAAGCTTGATCAAATGCTCATGATTGCAAAGAAACGCCAGAGTGACTGGCTGCGCCATGATGCCGCCAACCCCCCAACCCCCGATCCCGGCTCATAATTTAATGACTATTAAATGGATTGCATTCATGTGTTTGCAAAAAAAGATTCCCTGTACATTTCTGGTTATAGCGTTTAGAGCCTCCCCTGAAATCACACTTCACCTGTAAACGAGTATTCATTTTCACGATAATGTCAGAGCCTTGTATTTGTAAACATTTTTCGTTTATTTCGTTTATGTCTAAAGGTAGGTTAATCAGATGTCTTTTGAGCATTTCGACAGTAATCACGACAGCTAATCTTCCCATCATAGTGGTTGACATCCCTTTGTGGATACTATGTTTCTGATGGATGTCATAAGGGATTAACACTTCTTGGATTTCACTGAACTCACCAACCCCAACAGGAAACCCCTTCGCAGTTTTGATCTTTTGGCCTGAGTCAGACTGCGAAAACACATCCTTGCTTTGTTGATAGTTTTTCTTCTCAACAATAGCTTTGCCGATATTGGTTGGGAATATGTAAATATGTTGACTCAGGTAAGCAACGTGCACATGATAATCACTTGTTTCTGTCTGAATGCCATAACTGACAAGGTGCGTGTTCCCTTTCACCTTCTTTATTTGCTGTTCAACAGGCTCTAATAATGACAGTTGATTTCTCATAATTGGTTCCCCCATGAATCCCACCCTTCAGCGGTGGCGCGTGAAAAAAGTTCAATACGATTTCCGTATTGATAGATTTCGTCAATGATGCTTCTAAACTTCTCAGGTTTGCGGCTGTGCTCTGTTCTTTCGATACTCTGGACACTATCATATAATTTTTTATTATCAGGTGTACAACTGCCTTTCGTGGCGATAAATAGCAATTCATGGCGGACACTGTTGTAATGCCCCATATTATGCTTGATCTTATCCCAAACGAATGAGGTTTTATACTTGAATCCCCATGCGTCAATGACTTTCAGACCTTCGGGAATAAGCGGAGATGTTACCCAAAGAAACAAGACGGAATCATCCAAAGTGAACCGGTCAACAGGCAAATCACAGATGTCTTGCAGTGGCATGGTCGAATAGTGATCTTCAGGTCGCGTACTTCCTGGCATGGCCTTTGTGTAGTCATTCCCATAAAACCAGGGCGGATCGGCATATACGACACGATATTGTATTGTTATATCCTGCAAAGACTGATGACAGGCACGTGTTGACGTTTCACTTTCCTTTGCAATTTCGACTCGCTTCCTTGTCTGTTCTTCTCTCAAGATACTTTTTGCAGGGGTTTCCGGTTCTTGTTCGATCCGCGTGATCACTGTTTTGCGGGTTGGTTCGTCAAGGTTTGCGAGGGCTTTGGCCTGTGAACCGTTCACGCTTCCGATGAATGCCGCGTCGAAGACATCAGGACACTCTTCTTTGTACTTCTTCATGTCAGAAATATAACGGTCATTCGTTCCCACCATTTTAGCCGCTTGCGTTCGTGACTCGTTTTCTTTTTTTGAAGGAAGAAACCCTTCCGGAATTTTTTCCGGAAGGGTTTCTTCCTTTCTGTTTCCCCTTCCTCCTTCTTTCCCTCTTTCGCCTGCTTTGATCTGGCGTTCTTTTGCTTCTGCTTCCAAGAATGGCAGGGACTTCACACCAACGGCGGCTTTTTGGATAGATGAGAGATGACGGCGGTGTAAGTTGAGCGAGATCACGAAGGCCACAAGAGAACCTTTTCCGTTCCAAGTATTAAACACTGGTTCAACCCCTGACTGCTGACAGGCATTATAGCGATTTCGACCATCAATAATACGACCGTCAGGATGTAGCCAAATAATTTCTTTCAATCCATTCTTTAAAATATCCTGAGTCAATCCATTTGTTTCTTCATCCGACATCATGGGGAATATTCCCGCGACCG